TGTCATACATAAATGACCCGTCGGGTGTAGATGAAGAAAGCGGACTGCCGCACTTGTGGCATTTGGCTTGCAATATTGCATTTTTGTGCGCTATGAAAAAATATTCATCATTAGGGGGATAAAAAAATATTAAATAAAGATAATTTATTTCTTATAATTGATAACAAAAATATACAAACAATCCATTGCAAAAAAATAAATTTAAAACAATCAAAAGAAGATATGATATTTTCACAAAAAAATAGACCGTTAAGTTGTGGAATATTAGAGGGTCATTTTAATGAGTTTAATCTTAATTTGCCGGATTTAGATAAATACGATAAACATTTTCTAATATGTGCAATAGTGAAACAAAAAAGAAAAAATAATAAAAAGCGGATAAATAAAAGATATTACATAAATTTAAAAGGAGGCACAAAATGGATTATCAAAATGAATTTTATCAAGCTCATAAATATGAGCTGAAAATGCAAACTTTAGAAAGTCTCAAAAATATAGAGGATACATTAAGAATACCGAGTGTGAAATTGTGTCTGGAAGTATATGCAGAAATATTAGCAGAACTTAAGCAAGATGAAAAGAACAATATACAAAAAATGATGAAAAAGAAAGGCGATAATAATGAGTAGAAATTACATATGAAAAATTGTTTTAGAAGGTAACAAATGCATTGCGTTACAAAAATGAGATTATTTCTAAATGTAAAAACTTAGTTGATAATATGAATAAATAATATTATTTAAACAAAAAAACGCCCTGCATATGCGAGGACGCTCGAAAAATAATAAACATATTATATCACATAATAGTGATAAAGTCAAGGAGTGTTAAATATGCAGGGTGTGACTATAGAAGAAACAAAACAGTGGTTAAATCGTGGTTATAAACTACGAGAGACGATAAGAATTTTAGAAAAAGCGCAAATGCGCGCTTATGACATAGTGACGGGTACGACAATAACACTATCGGAAAGGGTACAGGAAAGTCACGGGAATGGAACAGAGAATAAATTAATTACATACGCAGATTACTGCAGGCAGATAGACTGTCATAAGACAGATTTATTTGAAATCTTGAAACAAATAACAAATGCAATAATGAAAGTTGAAAACAACATCTATAAAAACATACTCATATCAAGATACATTAATTTCGAGACATGGGAGAATATATCACAAAATATTGGATATTCATACAGACAAATACTGAGATTGCATGAAAAAGCGCTACGAAAAGTTAAAGATGTCCTTGAATGTCACATTGAAAGTGTGATATAGTGTATAATGTAGGAAATAAAAAATTTCTCCTTTTTAAATTTTTTTCTATGAGCCGTTACCTTATGGGGACGGCTTTTTATATTGCGATTTTAGGTCTTGTGGGAATGATACATCATAAATAAATGCTGAGGGGTGGGCGGCTGTGATGTTAATGGAGGTAATTAATTGTGGAAATAATATATAAATCAACAAAAGAAATTAAGCCATATGAAAATAATCCGAGAAATAATAATGAAGCTGTTGAGAAAGTAGCAGTTAGCATAACAGATTACGGATTTAGGGTGCCAATTATTATTGATAGTAATAATGTAATAGTCGCAGGCCATACAAGGTATAAAGCCGCGTTAAAAATAGGCTGTGAATCTGTACCATGTATAGTTATTGATGACTTAACACCGGAGCAGATAAGAGCATATAGATTGGTAGACAATAAGACGGCAGAATATTCAAGTTGGGATTTTGAAATGCTTGAAAAAGAATTAAAAAGTTTAGATATAGATATTTCAGAATTTGAATTTCCTGATTTGGGAGAAACATTGGATATTTCAGATGATGATTTTTATACAGATGAGACAGTAAAAAATGTTAAAGTGAAATCTATTAAATGTCCGCATTGCGGAGAAATTTTTGAACTATGAGAATATATCTTGCTACATCAACTAGTGGCGTTAAAAAAGAACAAAGAAAAGAAATGATAAAATGTTGTAGACCATTATATTTACTAGAGACTTTTTATTCAGGCGAAAAATGTTGCGCAATGGTTCAGAATGATGTTGGCACGGATAATTTTCTTCTTGACAGTGGAGCATTTTCATATATGAATGGAAAGTCTATAACAGAAAAACAAATGGAGGAATATATAGAAAAGTACATCTGCCATATAAAAAAATACAATGTAAGATACTTTTTTGAGATGGATGTTGACTGTATATTTGGTCTTGAAAAAGTTGAAATTTGGCGTAAAAAAATTGAGAACCAAACTGGTATTAAGTCTATACCTGTGTGGCATAAGTCAAGAGGTATAGACTATTTCAAACGAATGGTCGATGAATATGATTATATAGCAATAGGCGGTTTCGCGAATGGTGATATAAAGAAGACAGAATATACGTTGATAAACAAAATGGTTAAATATGCGAATGCAAGAGGAACAAAAGTTCATGGTCTTGGCTTTACGCAAATGAAGCATATATATGATTATCCATTTTATAGCGTAGATAGTTCAACTTGGTGCACAGGAGTTGTGAGAGGAGGATATCTATATTATTTTGACGGTAAGGTAATGAAATACGACATAATAAAAAATGGGAAAAAATTAAATCTATCTAAAATGGCTATGCGGTCATTTTCAGAATGGGTAAAATTTCAAAAATATCTAAACACAAGGAGAGTAGTATGAGAAAAACTGAAAAGAATTTATCAATATTAACGGCATTATTCGTAGTATCGTTAATAATTTCAAATATAATAGCAGGTAAAATCATTAATACGGGCATTCCGTTTTGGGGTTCAGTGATAACGATTCCCTGTGCGGTTTTATGCTATCCTATAACATTTTTAATTACAGATGTTGTCGGTGAGGTTTGGGGGAAAAATGAAGCAAACCATATAGTAAGATTAGGACTTATTTCACAGATAGCTGCTACGATTATAATTATTATTGGGAAATATTTACCTTTTATTGACGGCGAAATGCAACAAGCATATATAAAAATATTAGGACAAAATTGGATATTTGTAATTGGCTCTTTAACTGCTTATCTAGTAAGTCAGAATCTAGATGTTCATATATTTCATAGATTGCGTGATAAATATATAAAAGAACATGGCAGTACAAAAGGCGGTCGCTGGATATGGAATAATGCTAGTACAATGACAAGCCAATTTGTAGACACATTAATTTTTATAACGATAGCTTTTGGATTTGGGTTTGGTTGGATATTTAATAATCAGATTGCTCTAATAGGTATGTTGATAGGGCAGTATCTAGTTAAGTTGATAATAGCGGCACTTGATACGCCGTTTTTTTATTTTCTGACAAAAAATAGAACAGAAATAAATTAGGCAGTGTGGGGCGTCCCGCAACACCCCACACTTACGCTAGAGCACATGCCTCTAACGCAGATAGCCCTTCTCGGCCGAGATTGCTATCTGCACCATTATATAGGAATTAGAGGTGCGATGTCAATGGAAATAGATACCAAAATAAAAGAAGCGTTAGAAAAACGTGCTTATGGTTTTGAAGTTGAAGAAAAAGAGTTTATAAAAAATAAGAATAATGAAAATACTGGGAGAATAAAAGTAACAAAAAAATATATTCCCCCGGATGTAACTGCTTTAAGAACGATTTTGCAATTAAAGCAGGCAGGGAAATGATGAGGTTATGGCAAAGGGCAAATATAAAAAATGGTTAAAACCTGAAAATTTATTATTAATAGAGGGCTGGGCTAGAGATGGATTGGTTGATGAGCAGATAGCGCATAACATGGGTATAGCATGTTGTACCCTGTATGAGTGGAAAAATAAATATGCAGAGATAGACGAGGCCTTAAAAAAGGGAAAAGAAGTTGTAGATTTAGAAGTTGAGAATGCACTGCTTAAACGAGCGTTAGGTTATATAGTAGAAGAAAAGAAGATTGAGGAGAATGGTATAGGTGGAGAAAAAACTATAACTACTATAAAACATATACCTGGAGATACTACAGCACAAATATTTTGGCTTAAAAATCGTAAGCCAAATAAGTGGAGAGATAAACCAACAACAGAAGACAATACACAAGACCAAAACATAATTATTAATATTAGTCCGGCTACAACAAACGATATGGAAGATAGTTATGGAGATTAATTTAAAAGTCAATAAGGTATATATACCTTATTTACAAAAACCACAATTTACACAGATATATTACGGCGGTTCCTCAAGCGGAAAGTCGTTTTTTTTATGTCAAAAAATTATTATTGATAATATGAATGGTTGTAATTGGCTT